CTAAGTCTCCTCCTAGGTCTCCGCCTCCACCAAGGTCGCCAAGGCCTCCACCAGCGTCACCGCCCTCTTCTGGGGCTTTTCCAGCAGCCTCAAGAGAAGCCATAAACTTTTTGTCGGTAAACATCTCTCTTTGCATTCGAAGATATTCATCTTGAGATAGTCCAAGTAGGTTTTCTGAAATCCAACGTCGAGAAAAGAACCCTTCGGTTGCTGCACCAGCAATATCAAACTTGGTTTTCCAATGTTCAAGCTCTTGCATTTCAGCAATTTTAGAAGGATTATTTAGTAATAATTTAAAATTCAGAAGATCATCGCCGCGGTATCCAAGGGTATAAAGGTGCACAATTCCTACTTTTTCAAGTTCTGAAATAAGAACACGCTGAAGTCTTTGAATTGTTCTGGCGAATCTAATATCTTTTTGAGCCAAGGTTGTCTTGTCTTCGGTACCTGAACCCTCTCCCATTGATAAGTAAGATTGTGGCACTTTTAAAGCAGAGAACAATTTGTCTCGGAGATACTTCACATCTTCGATCGTTGCAGTCATTGCTCCCCCTGCAAGGTTGACGATGTCTGTAGAGGACTGTCCGCCTCTAATTGGGATAAAGTAATCCTCTTCAATTGATAAAGGATTGTAACGCAAGTCAACTCTACCAGTTTGTGGATCCACAACTTGATGACGTTTCATTTGAGTCATGACTTTTTGCATGTATTGCTCTACATCTTGTGGTGCAATCCCGCCAACATCAATCTTAAATATACGTCGCTCTGGAGCTCTTACAATTCGATAAGCCATCATTGCATCTTCAAGTAAGGTAAGTTGTCTCCAGATACGTCTAGAGGGCTCTAAAACGGACGTTCCGTACGGAGCATGTTTGTCGTGCCCAAGAATTCTAAAGTGAGCTATTTGCCAGTTTTCTAAAGTAAGACCAGCATTATTCCATTGAAACTGCACATAGTTTGGGTTTGTAGGGTCTTCGCCCTCAAGTCTTTCAACTTCTTGGGGGGGTAAACCAATACAATTTTGTATACCTTTGGATTCATCAATGTCAAGATAAACAAATAAGTCTCCATATTTACACATCGTCCTAGCCCACCCAAAAAGATTGTGTTCAATGTTCATGATGTCATAGTAAAGCGAATGGAGCATATACTTAATTTCATCATTAGGGCACTTAATGTGAAGCATTGGAGTCAATGCTGAATGAGTTGTCATTTCATCTGCATAAATGTCGAGAGAAGATGCAATCTCTGGTGTAAATTCCATTTGATCAAAGTCAACGTAACGCTCAGCTCGGTTTCTGTTCGAGATCATGTTAAGCGTCATGATGTTCATTGGGTTGTATTCGGTCTTTTTAAACTGCTGACCAGAGGCAGACTTGAACCGCTTTGCATAAATGTCCAAGTGGCGGCGTCGTAGTTGTCGCCCTGATTGTGTTCGTCTCTGTGTGATTGGACCAGAGAACATTCTTGTTAAAGTTTTAAATAAGTCACTTTGATTATTTCTTGGGTTTCTTTCGTTACGAGCCATGTTCTATCCTTTGTATATCCAGAAGAATTCTTTCATCTTCTTTTTTTCCTCCTCATGTTTTTGCTCGAATGTCTCGTTATAAAACTTTTGACCTTTAATTTGTGTATTCATGGTTGTAGTCGATTTCATCAATCCTCCAAGTAGTGCTTTCTTGTATGCTACATCTTTTTCGTTCTCCGATAGTGCTGTGTCTCGGACCCAGCATGCTATAGCAAGAGACATTACAAGATCATCATTATAAGAACGCATAGCTTGAGGTTTACCATTATGCCAAATAAAAGTCTTCAATTCATGAAAAACACGATTGGAGTGTATGTTAATTAGTTTGTTTCTGACGTACTCCTCTAGTTTGGCAACAATTAAAGGTCTTGTCTTTGTAGACGTAGTAAAACCCAGAACAGCTCTGTCATTGTGCTCCGCTAGATAAGACTCCATGTATTCATGCGTTGTCTTGACAGAATAATAAAGCTTGGGATATCCAAGATCTTTTAACTTTTCCAAGACAGCAATGCCAATTCCGTTGTTTTCAACAACAAGAAGACAATTGCCATATTCTCTACCGGCAGATTGTAACACACTGGCGTACATATCAAGATCAGGTTTGCCTTGATATTCTGCCACAACTGTCATTGTATCAACACGAAGAATATGGAAGCAAGAAAAATCACTGCCATCTCCTCGAGCAACATCTGCAACAAGCAGATAAGGAACGCCCTCTTCATATTTTTCCCATATCCACATATTACGGTCGTATCCTGTTCTGTAGATTGGATCTATAATATTTCCGTGTAATCTCTGAAGATCTTCGGGATTAATTACAGTTTCACCAGATGCATTAAAAGAACACTCAAGCTCTTGAGCGATTTGTCTCTTTGACATGTTGCGTGTTTCTTTTTCATACCATTCTTGATCTCTGTCTGGGTGAACGTCCCAGAATAATTTGATTGGATGAAAATCGTTCATTTCTGTTTCGGCTTCGGTGTAGGTTTTGTGGAACCAATTTCCAACGCCGTTAGGGGTGCTCAGAGCAATACAGCGGCCCCCTGTAGACAAAGTAGGGTAAAGACCCGTCCAAAGCTCTTCAAGGCCGTCAACGAACGCTGCCTCGTCTATAATAAGCAATGATAATGCTTCCGAACGACCAGCATCTCCTGATGTTGTTCCAGCTTTCACTAGAGAACCATTTGTAAGTTCAAATGATTGCTTGTTGTCAACGGCGATCTTCGCAATTAACATCCACTGCGGGAGGTTCTTGAAGATCATTTTCACTTTCTTAACAAGGTTCGTCGCGGTAACAAGCTTTGTTGCGATAACAAGAACATTTTTTTCTCGATGAAACAACATGAACCAAGCAACATAAGCAGCCGAGATCGTCGAGATCCCAAGCTGCCTTGCTTTTAATATTACGTTGAATCGATAATCGTTAAAGTCCTTGAGTATGTCCTTCTGATAGTCATACGTTTTGAATGGGATTTGACCATGCATAGGGTGTGAGATCTTGCAATAATTATCGATAAAATATTGAGGATCTTTACCACACTTGACAAGTTCCTTGACAATTTCGTTTTTGGTGAGTTTCATTCACTCCCCTATTTTTTCTGATTGTCTGAAGCCTTGATATATTCGTTTTGAGGACGCTTAGCTTTTGCGGTCTCCAAAAACTTCTTTGTGATGTCTCTAACCGATGTTTCGTGTGGCTCGTCAATTTTAAGTCCACCAACTTTGAAGTGCTGATAAGCTTGTACAAATGTGCGAACGCGTGAAGTAGTTTGAACAATGATACTAGGCTCGCCTTTCTTTGTGAGAGATACTGATTTACCTGTTACAGCTTTGTATTCTTTCTGCAAAAACTTTTTAACTTCATTAATCATCCTGGATATTTCGTTCTCAAACCCATCGTTTTTAATATCTTTCATCATGACATCCGATTGATAATTAATGATCATAGAATCTCCATAGAATTTAACTTTGAAGCCATCAATCACCCTTTTATCCATTATGGGACATCCTTTTTCTCTGTTAAGTCCTACTTGTCTAATTTGCCCGTCTAAAGAGTATCTCTCATCATGACCACCATCGTAGGCATTAGCTGCGGCTTGAGACAAACCTCTAATAATTTCCAGTGTTTCTTTACTCATCAGTTATCTCCCATATATAGATTTTAGATAGTCTAAGTCTTTTTGAACTGCTTCTGGTCCGTGATTAGCACCAATATCCGAAAAATCTTTTCCGGTCATGAATTTTGCTTCCCCTTCAATTGCTGTCATTTGGCCATGATATTTCCTCAAGAATTTTGCAGCTAAATCAAAATCTCCTTGTTTAGCTGCAGATTCGGCAGCATCTTGATAATGCTTCAATTCTGCACTTGATTGTTGAAATTTATTTCTTAAATTTTCAGGCCCATAATCATCATCAACTAGTTCAGTTCTATCTTGATTTGGATTGAATGTATCATAAGCTTTATTCGCACCTGCGAGACCACCTAAGGCCAAAGCACCACCAAAGAAAAGGTCTCTCATTCCCTCATCTAGCTCTTCCTCTTTCAAAACAGCTTCAAGCTCTTCTTTGATGATTTGTTTTAAAGTTTCTTTTGTAAGTTTCATTTGTTTGGTCTCCAACCATTTTTCCATCTTTCTTCACGACCTTCCACATACTGTATGTAGCATTTGAAACAACAATCAAATTTGGTCATATATAAATCATCAATTGATTTAAATGAATAAGTGTTACATGTTGGACATGAACGTTCCGATTCTCTATTAAGTAGTTCTTTAGATATTAAAACCCCATCTAAATCGACTCTCTTACTTTCTGCTTTATCATGGCGATAGTTTGTTTTAAGTTCATCTAGGTAGTTTTTTTCTTTATCGTTGTCCCACTTTGATTTAGGGTTGACTATAGTCTCATTACCGTATTTTTCTGCAATGGCTTTCTCTACTTTTACCGCATAATTTGGATCTTTGCTCATTTACTCTCCAATTTTTGTAGCAGCATGATAGGTTGCCAACGAGGCTCCTGTTCCTAAGGCGAATCCACCAAGAAACATCCATGTCGATCTTTTAGTGGATCCCTGTTTACGAAGCACTTCTATCTCTTCGTCTCTGATTGCAACAATATTATTGTGTTTGTATTTTAATGCGTCATGTTCAGCTTCAAGAATATCATATTTATATTGAAGTTCAGCCATTTGAGTCTTCCACTCAAGGTCTTTTCGTATTTCACACTGTTGTGTAACAGATTCGGAGTCTGCCAATATAGAGGCCACAGCCTCGTCGTTAAAGAGTCGACCATCAAAAGGGGCAGCCTGACCTCTTTCGAGACGCATCATTAATGGCTCTGCGTTAGCCAAAGACAATAAGAATAAAATCATTTAAACCTCGCAATGTTAAATTCTTCCATGAGTATTCTGTCAATCGCATCTGGATCTTCTTTTGCTAGTTCTAATAATTCCAGTTTGCGTTGAGCAGTTTCTTTTTCGAGAGATGTATCTGCACTTTTATATTCTTCTCGAAGCCTTGCAGTTTCTCTCAAGTATTTTTCTAAGGCTTCGGACTTTTTCTTTGCTTCTTTTTCAGAGGCATAGTTTATAACTTCAATTTCTTTTTCTTTTAATTCAACTTCATCTTTGGCTGCTTGCTTGCCTTTGCGACCCAGAACGAAAGCAAGGATGGTCACCAAACCGGCAACCACCCACTCCCAT